AATCCGTGTTGGAGCATACGAAGCAATCCGCAATTTGATCGTTACTGGCAATGCCTTGATATACATGGACAAGTCAGGACAGACCCGGGTCTTCCGACTGGACCGGTATGTGGTGAAACGTGACCCGATGGGCAACATCCTCAAGATTGTTACCCAGGAAACCATCTCGCACTCTGCACTTCCTGAAGAGATCCGTTCACAGTATGCCAACGACAAGGAAGCCAACTGTGACCTCTACACGGCCATTGTCCGTGAAGGTGAGGATACATTCCGTGTATGGCAGGAAATCAAAGGCATAGTGCTGCCTGATACCGAAACTACATACACGGAGGAGAAACTTCCTTACATTGCTTTGCGCTTCAACCGGATCGACGGGGAAAGCTATGGCCGTGGATACGTTGAGGAATACCTTGGCGACCTTCGTTCCCTGGAAGGACTGTCCCGTGCGCTCCTCGAAGGATCTGCTGCTGCTTCCAGGTTATTATTTTTGAACAATCCCAACGGGGTAACAAACTCCGACGACATTGTAAATGCACCCAACGGCGGCGTTATCGAGGGCTTGGCTCAAGATGTAGTCCCATTGCAGTTGCAGAAGTACAATGACTTCAGAGTAGCCTTGGAGACTTCGACAAGGATTGAAGAGCGTGTATCCCAGGCATTCTTAATCAACAGCGGCGTGGTGCGGCGAGCAGAGCGTGTTACCGCCGAGGAGATCCGTATGTTGTCCCAGGAGCTAGAGTCCGCCCTTGGTGGATTGTACAGCTTACAAGCGCAAGAGTTCCAGTTGCCATTGGTGCGCCTCCTGATGAACCGCATGACCCAAGAGAAGCGTCTTCCGAAACTACCCAAGGGTATAGTCAAGCCAGCCATTACTACAGGCGTGGAAGCCCTTGGACGTGGTAACGACCTTAATCGCCTGGATATGTTCCTGGCTGGAGCGAACCAAGTAGTGGGCCCACAAGCAGTCCAGCAAGTCTTGAGCATACCTGAATACTTCAAGCGGAGGGCAACGGCACTCGGCATTGAAACAGAGAATCTAGTTAAGTCTGAGGAGCAATTAGCACAAGAGCAGCAACAGCAGCAAATGATGATGATGGCTTCTCAACTTGGTAAACCCGCCATTGAGACTGCGAGCGCACAATATATGCAACAGCAGGAGATGGCAGAAAGAGCACAACAACCAACAGAATAAGAAATGGGCGTAGTAAGTAGCATACAAATCAATGAACCCGCACCCTCCGAGATCGCACCTGAAGACCAGGAGGAAGTTGTCGATGAACAACTAGCTGAGGATCAACCAGAAGAACAAGGACAAGAAGAACAACCGGAGCGTCCCGAATGGCTCTTGGATAAATACAAGTCCGTAGAAGAACAAGCTAAGGCTTACGTTGAGTTACAAAAGAAACTCGGGGAGCGGAAGCCGGACAACGAATCCCCTCCGACTAACAACGTAGGCGAAGTATTAGAGTCAGCACGGACTGAGTTCTTCGAGCAGAATGGACTAAGCGATACCACCTATGGAACCCTGGAGAAATCAGGATTCCCACGGGAAGTCGTAGACGCTTTCATTGCTGGACAGAATGCAATGCGTGAGCAGTTTGATAACAAGGTCAGGTCAGTAGCAGGGAACCAACATGATGCCATGTTGGATTGGGCTGACTCCAACCTGACGGAAAACCAGATAGCGGCTTACAACAATGCTTATAACTCTGGAGATCCTGACGCTGCAATGATGGCGGCTGAGTATATCTTCAACCGCTATAAGGCTGAGAACAATAAAGGAGTCAAAGTCTACCAGGGCGAAACCTCTGGACTTGGCGGGGTACAACCATACGGAAGTATGAAGGAAGCCGCAAAAGACATGGGACGACCAGAATATAGGGACCAGAACTCCAGCTTCCATAAACAAGTCCAGCGCAGGTTGCAGGTGAGTACCTTTTAATTTGACAAATTTTCGCAATGCGTTTTAGCGTTGTGAACATAATTTCGTTTTAAGCGGAGCCACCTGCGGGTGATACCTTTGACGGAGAGCGAGATAACTTAATCACTTATCTTATAACCCTCTAATAAGGAGACACTACAATGGCCAACGAAGGCTTAACCGTACCATCAAGGTTTGATGACAATCAGGCAGGATCAGGTTATAACGACTTGTTCCTTAAACAGTTCACCGGGGAGATCCTCAGCACGTTTGAAGAAGCAAACGTATTCAAGGCTCTCCACACCATCCGTACCATCACGTCTGGTAAGTCCGCACAATTCCCGGTAACGGGTGTTGCTTCGGCTAACTACCACACCCCTGGGCAGAACATTATCCAAGAAGGCGGGGCTAGCTCCACCTACCTTAGCGACATCGCAAAGACTGAGAAGGTCATCACCATTGACGATCTCTTGGTTGCTTCGACCATGCTATACAACTTGGATGACGTAAAGAACCACTACGACATCCGCAGCATCTATGCTACTGAGCTTGGCCGTGCGCTGGCTAAACGCTTCGACACTGCCATCTGCAAAGTGTTTGTTGCTGCTGCCCGTGATAGTGCTAACCTGACCCAGACCAACAAGACTGGTGGACAGATCGACATCCCCAATGGCGATGTTTCTGCACCTGGTGTCCCAGGAACCCCTGCCGCATTCACAGCACAAGACCTCATCAACGCATTCTTCGTTGCAGCCCAAAGGCTCGATGAGAATGACGTTCCTGAGATGGATCGCTTCTGTGTTCTTCGTCCGCAAGAATACTACAAGCTCCTCACTGGTGCTGACGGAAGCAATGTTCTCACGCTTACCTCTGCCGCTAACAGCGACATTGGTGGAAGTGGCAGCATCTCCACTGGTACGATTCCTAGCATTGCCGGGATCAAGATCTACAAATCCAACCACATCCCTTCCACGAACTTGTCTGCCGTTACCACTGGTGATGGTGCTTCTAGCAATGATGTGTTCGGCGGTAGTGGTGTAGGTTACAATGGTGACTTCCGTAATACCTTTGGTGTTATTGCTCACCCAGCGGCAGTTGGTACTGTGAAACTTCTCGACCTCGCTACCGAGTCCGAGTACAAACCAGAGTATCAATCAACCCTCTTCCTCGCCAAATATGCAATGGGTCACGGCGTGCTTCGCCCGGAGTGCGCTCTTGAGCTTGTTGCCTAATAGGTAATTCCCCAATGGATCGTGGGGGAGTAGTAGTTTTCGTCCTTTCACTACTGCTCCCCCCTTTCCTTAAATACATACGACTATGGCACTAACACTTACAACCAGACTAGAAGCGGTAAATACCATCATAGGGGTCATTGGAGAGCATCCGGTGAACACACTGGACGCAACAGGTGGTAAGCCAGTCCAAGTAGTCGTAGCAGAGAACCTCCTGGACGACACAAGCAGGGAGGTACAATCGGAAGGATGGGCATTCAATACCGAGAAGGACTACACTTTAATCAGGGATTCGGATAACAAGATTGTCCTACCAAGCAACACACTGCGGGTAGACACCGAGATCAACAAGTACACGGACATAGACATAGTGCAGAGAGGCACTAAGTTGTACGACAGGAAGAACCACCGGGAAACATTCACAAAGAACCTGGATGTCGAGATCACCTTCCTACTAGACTTTACAGAAATACCTGAATCATTCCGGCGTTGGATTACCATTAGGGCAGCAAGGAAGATGGCTGCACGATATATCGGCAGCGGGGAGATGGAAACTTTCACATTGAGGGACGAATTTGAGGCCAGGAGATTGGCCAAGTCCTCGGACTCCGCTTCTGCTGATAGGTCAGTATTTGACAATCTACAAGTATTCCAGACTTTGGTTAGGTAATGCCGTTAATCAATACCAGCATCCCGAACTTAGCGCAGGGGGTTAGCCAACAACCTGACAACCTTCGGTTCCCTGGCCAAGGTGAGGCGCAGGTCAATGGGTATAGTAGTGTTGTAGATGGGTTGAAGAAGCGTCCATTCACTCAGTTTGTGGGGGAGTTAGGGACAGATACCCCGATAAGTGAAAATAGCTTCGTACATTTCATCAATCGTGGGCCAGGATTACGGCATTTGCTGGTAATAGAACCGAATGCAAACCCTGCTACTGCCACTACACCAAAGATCTACAACATTGATAACGGGACGGAACTGAACGTCTACGATGCTCTTACAAATACAAATCCGCCCAATGTTACATACATCAGCAATGCCACGCCAAAGGACAATCTGACGGCCATCACAGTTGCTGATACCACATACATCCTGAACAAAACCAAGACGATCAGTGCGTCCGGGACGAATAGTGATGCACTTGAGAAAAAGGCAATCGTTTTCATCAAGCAAGGTGACTATGCCAAGGATTACCATGTGGATGTTGTTATTGGCGGAACTACATATCATAGCACATATAAGTCAAACGATGGAGGAACCAGTAACTCAGAATTAGTAAATGGCGTTAAACCTACTAATATTACTGGGGCTGGATACGCCGTAAAAGAAGAAGGCGCATCAACGGAGGTCATTGCGCAGGGCGTATATGCTGCAATCCTTGATACAAAAGCTACTGCAATAGCCGCCGATCCATCAGATCCGATTGCCAATATTACTGTCACGCTTGCACACTTAGAAGGAGTAAGTGGGACAGATTATAGTGCGGCAACAAACGCCAATGCGATCCTGATAGAATATACAGGAGGTTCTTCTTTCCATGTTCATACACACGATGGCTTAGGCGACATTGGCATTGGAGTGGTGTATAAAGAAGTTGGCGGACTAACCGATCTGCCGACACGCGCTTTCCATGATTTTCGAGTAAAGGTAGCTGGTGACGTAGAATTAGCCCAAGATGACTACTATGTTAAGTTTGCGGTCAAAGAAGATGGAGCAACAACGGATGACTACGGTGAAGGCGCATGGGTAGAAACAATTGCCCCGGACACACCGACAGCCTTAGATGCTACCGAGTTGCCATATATCATCAGGCCACAGAGTTCTCCCAACGAAGCCAACTACTGCATCATCCCGAACACATGGGGGACACGGGAAGTCGGGGACACAACGACAAACCCAGACCCATCCTTTGTCGAAAACACCATTGAGAATATCTTTTTCTGGAAGAACCGCCTGGGACTATTATCCGGGCAGAACATCCTGTTCAGCGAAGCGGATGAGTACGGAAATTTTTTCCGCAGTACAGTTCTCCAGCTGCTAGACAGCGCACCTATTGACGTAGGCATATCCCATACCAAGGTAAGTTTCCTCAAGCACGTAGCGGCATTCCAAGAGAAGCTAATTGTATTTAGTGAGGAGACGCAGTTCGTCATCAAGGGAAATGAACTACTGACCCCAAAGACAATCAACATCAGTCCAATCACAGAATATGTAGCCTCCAGCAAGGTTCGCCCCCTGGGACTTGGACAGTTCATTTACTTCCCATTCACCAGGAACAGTTTCGGAGCAGTCAACGAATACTTCATGGATGTCAGTAATGACAATATGAGGGCAGATGAGATTACCGAACACATCCCCAGATACATTGCTGGCGAGATCCGTCACATGGCCGGGACTAACTCCGAAGACTGTATCGTATGCCTTGGTAGCAGCCTGAAGGAAGCATACATCTACAAATACTTCTGGCGCGGAACCGAGCGCATCCAAAGCTCCTGGTCTAAGTTCACCTTCGGCAATGACATTGTTAGCGCATTCTTCCTGGAGAGCGACCTGTACTTAGTGACCAAGGATGATACCAGGACACACCTGGAAAAGATGTCTCTGGAGAGTGGTCTGGTGGATTCAGGACTAGACTACTCGATCCACTTGGATAAACGGAAAGCAGCTGCCAGTTGTTCCCCGAGCTATCATGCCGGAACCAACAAGACAACTTTCACAGCCCCATACAAAGTAGACGAAACTGACTTTGAGGCTGAAGTATGGAGCCAAGCCGGAGTGAAAGCCAATGTAGATAGCCGTAGCGGGAATACCATTGTCGTTCTTGGTAATTACAGCAGCAGCGCATACATTGGAATCCCCTACCAATTTTCCTATACCTTTACACGCCCGACCTTAAAGCAACCATCAGTAGGTGGAGGCAGGGCAGCTAGTGTTTACACGAAGGAGACTCTACGGACGGGCAGCATTGAGTTTGCCAACACAGGACACTTCATCGTCAATGTGGCATCCAAGTACAGGCCATCCTACGAACACATCTACAATCCCATAATACTAGGCGCAGACCCGGCATTAGGAATCTTGACAGTACAGGACGGATTCTTCCGCTTCCCTGTCTACTCCAAGCCTGACGACATTACCATCTCGGTAACATCGGATAGCGCATTGCCAGTTCAAATATTGGCAGCAGAATTTGAATCACACGCCAGCAGCAGGAGTCGCAGATATGGAGGTTAAGTATTCAGATTGCGTAATTAAGGAAGCAACCCGGGGCGATCTCACGGAGTTGTGTGACAAGTTGCGTGAACAGGATGTCAATGAAATCAAAGGCTTAGGCGTACTGACCGAGTATGCTTGCAATGTCAGCTATGAGAATAGTGACATCGCCATGACCATGCGGACGTTTGATGGCGACCTGATTGCTTGCTTTGGATGTGGAAAGACGGACACCCCGACAATCGCTACGATCTGGATGTTGGGTACGGATCTGGTCAGGACAGTACAATCTACGTTCTTGCGGTATAGTCGCACATGGATAGATTACCTCCTTACTGGATACGACTACGGATTTAATTTGATTAGCAAAGATAATACAGTGAGCAAGAGATGGCTAGGATGGTTGAATGCGGAGTTCTTTGAGACTCAGGACACTCCTGCTGGCTATGAGTATTTCTTGATACGGAAGGGAGGATATTGATATGTGTTGGGACATAGCAGTAATGGCAGCAGTAGCGTCTACTGCAACTGCGGCAGCATCCTTCATTGGCCAACGCCAGCAAGCTAGGGCGCAAAGGCAATACCAAGAGATTGCTGCAAAGCAGGAGCAGCAGAGATTCCTCCAGGAGCAATCTGCAATGTTGACTCGCACCGGAATGGAAATGGAAGCTAGGGAAGCCGAAGCATTTAAAGCTGAACAGATGGCAAAGGCTAGTATTGCAAGAGCCAGGGTAGCCGCAGGTGAGGCCGGAGTTGCCGGACAGGGTATTGATGTAATGATTGGCGACTATTATCGGCAGCTAGGTGATTACAGGACTGCACTAACCAAGGAGCGTGGATACCAGGACATTGCTACGGGCTTGGCATTATCCGACATAGGAATGCGTAGCCAACAGAATCTAATAGGCATACGCCGTCCTGTGAATGAACCCAGCTTGCTTGAAGGTGTAGCAAGCATTGCATCCGCCGGGATGCAGGGATACGCACAAGGGGCGCAAATGCAAGCAGCTAGCGGAGGTTTACCTTCTGGATCTGGTGGATCTACAAGCGCATTTCAGACTACTGCTTTTGATAAAAACTATCAGCTAGGATTCGGATAAGACATGGCCAGAGAACAAGTTCAGGATTTACCGGGTAGGATTGCAAAACCTGCTGCTGTGTCAGCGGGTCAGTATCGGGTGCAAGTACAGGAAGCACCAGTTAGCGGACTGACTAAACTTGCATCCGCTCTGTCCAATGTAAACCAGGGATTAGTTGCGTATAGCAAATACCAGGGCATCCAGAGAATAGAAGGCCAGAAGCTAGGGGAATTGCAGTTTGCACGAGATGCGGCGGCAGCAGATACCGAGGAAAAGAAGCTGGAGCTATTTAAGACTGAGCAGAAGCTAGTGGATCAAGGTCTGCTAAAAAACTCTCAGCGCATTGGTTTCCGTGAATCCTACAATGCCGGGATAGGTAGGATGATGAAGAGTGAGTTTCTTCAAGAACTGAACAAAGGATACAATGATGTCATTTCCCCTGATGCCGATGACGATGCAGTAAACGAACTGATCGCCAATGCCCGTGGTAAGATTGCGGAGAAGCTACAGAACAACCCCTATGCTCTCCTGGCCTTCAACAGGATAGCTGATGCGGAAGCATCTAACTTTGTG